TGGTTCCTGGGATCATGGTCGTGTTGATTGTTGAGTTCATCCGGCGTGAAGCCTTAAGCGCTGTGCTTTTAAATGGCGCAATAGCTTGATACCAGACCTTAGTCTCTGGATGCTGGACCAGAAAGTAATGATACGCAGTATCAATAATCTGATGACCATTTGGCAGGAAGTTACGGCCCTTTTCATCAGCAGCATAGTTAGCTACTGATGGAGAATCTGGAATATGGGATGCAACCAACCCACCACCAGACTCACGTGGCAACCATTCAGTTACCAGCCGTTCGTAATAACAAGGAACAACGGTTAAACCGATGTCCCTGCCTTCAAACACCAGCTCAAGGTTCGTCAAGTAAAGCATACCAGGTTTGGCATCCTTGATATAACGATCATGATCTGGGTTAACCTGTGGGCTCAGTCCCTGCAAGATATACAAGTAAGGGACTGCAATATCCGCTAATGTTACTTTACCACCAAGCTCAGCGTCAGCTTGCATGTCGGCGATATTCATAGGCATCTCAGCGAGTGCCCCGGGTTGCTGCATTAAAAGTTCTTTTGTCATAATTTTACCTCAATGAAAGTTTGGTACGTTTTCCAACATATACATTAAACAAATCGCGTGGGAATTCTTGACCTCCTTCTACCATTTCCCGTATCCAAGCACGGAGTGTGCTCGAATGTACTTCTTCCCGTACGTCTGCAGTGAGCCCAATAGCTTGAGCTGCAGCTTCAAACACACGGAGAGATTCTTTGTCAAATCCCTTTGGAAAGGGAATAGTCACTGAGCCTTTGATAATGTCTTCATGGCCAGACTCTTCCAGCCACTTGAGAGCTTCAGGTGATGTGATTTTGCCACTATAGTAGGGCTTGACAGAAAGCTTAATACCATTCGTCATCTTGAATTCCATGATGCCCAAAATATCCATGAGTTCTGGGATCTTGACTTCAGAAACTTCTTCAAGCTTACCTTGATAAGCCTTCAGCTCTTTTTCAAGCCGATTAATCTCTTCCTCAAGCATCAACTGAGTTGCACCCAAATCTCCAAGCACAGCAAGTTGTTCGCCCTTAGGAATTGCTTTCAAAGCTTCAGAGTCGGCAGTCAACATTTCTGGGCTTAATTCGCCTAGAAATTCCATAGTCTTTTTATTAATGTCTGACATTATTTATTCCTTCCTTTTCATTATATTCAAGTTCTAAATCGCTAACAACATCCTGCACTAAAGCTATTGTGCAGTTATGACAAATACTTTTTTCTTTCATAAGAGAGTCAATCATAGTTCGTAATAGAGATTCAATAACTGCAACTAGCGCTTTAAATTCTTCAGGTGTTAGATCTGCGCCATGTCTTATAGTCATGTCTTACCAGCCTTCTTATTCAACTCATCAAGTTTATTACGAAGTATGGCAAGAGCCTCATCTCGTTTGGTTAATGAAAGACCTTCACCCCAACCACATCGACCTGCTCTAGTATCAAAGTACCACTGAAAAAGTGCTGCAGTAGTACGCTCATAATGACTTAGAAAAAGTTTTTCATTTTGAGTTAACATAGATCCTCCTCTAGCGTATGTATTATTATAGCGCGTTTAATTCTTCTTGTAAACTGCCAATCTTGCAACTCTGCTATGCGAAAAAGTCATAGCTCAGACGGACTTGGGCTTGAACATCTTGGAGTGTATAAACTCTATGTATTTTTCAAAGGAAAGTTGGCTATCGACTTGGAATAAAGGAATAGCGCCGAGCAATGACACCTTTAATTTGCCTTCACTCGCGGCTTGAGGTTCTTGTTTCTTGATTTCAGCAATCGTATAGCCTGAAAAAGTTCCTTTGTTATATACTACAATATTCAGTTGCCATGGATGTAACGAATGCTGCATTCTAATACTATTAGACCATTGGAAGTGAGGCATGTATATGAGATGACCACGCTGTATTTTCATTTCATGCCATATAGTCATGCCTTTATAAATAAAAAACATGTCTGGTAAAGAGACACCAATATTTTCTATACGACTTGCATATAAGCCTGAAGCTTCTATATAGGCTTTCCATTTCTTTTGAATATCATATTCATTCATAGGTACCTCATCTTCATTTAACTCTTGCATTATTTACCTCCCCAAGAAGCCATAAGCTTATAGTCCATAACATGTGGCACAGAGAACTCGATAATGTGCTCTGCAATTTCTTTAATAAGTTTCGCCTGCTTTTCTGATTGAATTGATGCGCCAATTTCATCGTAAAGTGTAATGAGCACAGGTATCCGTTCTTTATACAGTTGAACTAACGTTTTTTTCATCTGTTCCGCGGCTGTTCCTTGAACTATGGAGTTCATAGCTTTGTGAAGGTGAGCTTGACGAACTGTGCCGTAGACTTTGATTGCGGCTTCCTTACCGCGTATAGGAAACTTACCTCTTTGAAAGTATGGAGGTTCCCACAGATCAAACCTGCGCCGCCGACCCAGGACTGTCTTAACATAACCCTTAGCTGCAGCAACATCGCCAGCGTAATCAAGAAGTTCTTTCATGAATGGAAAGCCTTCGTGATAGCTATTGATAATAGCTTGTGCTTTTTGCTGAGATAATCCCAAAGCATCTGCTAGCTTCTTTTTGCCCATACCATAGGCTATGCCCAGGTTAAGAGTCTTAGCCATTGTACGGTTAATAGGAGTTGGACTCACAGCATTAACCATATTCATTGTTAACGTATGATAATCTGTATTAGGATTATCTATATACACTTGCCTAGCTGCTTCAGTACCAGTAAGCTTAAGCTTATAAGCATAATGCAAACTTATCCGCGGCTCTTGCTGAGAGTAGTCACCTTTAAACCATTGATCGCCAGCATGTGGTATAAACAGCGACCGAACTAAAGGCCCAAGCACTGGGTGGCGACTTGGTATTTGTGCCAAGTTAGGATTAGAGCAGGCAATACGCCCACTACGAGTCCCACCAGTATCATCACCAGACATGAAAGAAGAACCTCTAGTCTGGAACCACTGAGGAAAGACCTTACCCTTATACGAGCCATTGAGTATCAATCCCTCTATGAAATCCCTACGTATCTTTTCCTGTTGCCTATACTTTCCAATTGTATTCAACAGCGAGTCGTTAGCAGACAATAGAAACTCGTTTGAAACAGAGTCATGACCCTTCTCCGTCTTGGAAGGAATAATGCCTCGTTCTAATACAGCATCCCCTAACTGTGCTGGTGAGAATACATTTATACCTGGAAAGGTTTCGTATATTTCATCCAACATTACTTTGTTAGCGGCTGCGAGTGTTATGTTTTCGACCTCAGCCCGCGCTATGTCAACGGGTACACCATTGACTCTCATGTCATGAAGCACAGGTATAAGCTCTGACTCGAGCTCAGCTACTTGTCTTAAGCCTTCAGCAACTATCCTAGGCTTTTGAAGCTGGTATATTTTATATGTAGCCTCTGCATCATACATAGCATATTCACCAACTAATTTAGTCGGAAGCTTCCATAGTTTGGTCCAATCAGCTTTACCTTTAAGATAATAGCCACCAGCTCGCAAGGCTTCTTCCATTCTATCTTTAAGCTTTTCTGGTAAGTTATAACGTTTGCATAAAGTAGCTAAGGAATATGACTGCTGTTCCTCATCTAGCAAAGCATCAAGAATCTGAATGTCCACAGGCCAGGTCTTATTATCTATACCCATAGACCACAAGCATTCGTTATCATACCGGATATTGGCCGCTATAGAAGTACGAAGCTCGGAACTAAACAGCTCTATCAGCCAAGGCTTTAGTTGTGAATAATCTACGTTACCTTCCTTATGACGTAAAGGAAAATAAGCATTATATCCAGTATCTAAATATACGGCAATGCCAATCACTTTGGCCTTATCATAAACAAAACCAGGCCCATCAGTAGTTAGGCCTGGATCAAATGTTTCAAAATCAAAACTAAATTCTCTTACATTAGTAAGGTCAGGTAGATCCATTGATCACATCCCATTCTTCAATTTTATCACCAGCAAGCCACAGCACTTGCTTAGCACCTGTATTTTGAATAGCAAGCCGGCACTTAAGACAAGGTGCCTCAGTAATATATACTGTATGAATTTTATCTACATCTGCACATTTAGCAATAGCATTCATTTCGGCATGAATAGCATTACAAGACAATGTTGTGTCTATATAAGCAAGACATGGCGAATAGCTATCACAATGCGGCATACCTCTTGGCTGACCATTGTAACCAGTCGAAAGAATATTACCTTTAGAGTCTACAATAACACAACCTACTTTTTTCTTTAAGCAAGTGCCGCGTTGAGATAAAACGACAGCAATCTGCAGCATTACTTGATTTATTGAGGGTCGCATTATTTACCCCCCAGAAGCTTTAAGTATCATAGATTTAGCTTGAACTTGCGCTGTAAACCTATTCTCATAAGGCATGGCATTAATAACTCTCAAAGTCTCTTTAATCGAGTGCCACTTCCAGGTTTGCCAAGCATTATGTTTAGTAGAACTTACATAAAACCCACCAAACTCAGCTGCCAAAGCACCTAGTTGAGTGAGCTGATCCTCATAGATATGCCTCGAGCCTGCTGTAATATAACATGTGCCTAACTCTACAGGGTCATCTAACAAAGAAGCTATTTCAGCAGTCATGCAAGCAAATGAGAACATGTCATAAGGAAGACCTTTACCAACGTCTGAACTACGCATGGTTACCATTGTATGAATGCGCCCATCGCGAAGCATAAATTGAAGACTCGTGGTGCAAGGTAGATCTTTAGAGGGTTTAGGGTTAGACCGCCAGATGTTCATAACAGCTTGCCTAGTATTCTGGTCACTGTTAAGCTTCTCAAGTACATAGGCCTTTTGCTTAACGAACATGGGACCATATGCACCAGCTAAACTGATACCATTATCAGAATACTTCTCTTGAATATGCCAAATCTCTGGAGCATAGTTAAGCCTATTAGAACCATCGATAATCCACATAACCTCAGCCGCCATGTAAAGCCACGAGGTATTTGGCTTGATTGTCACAATAGGATACTGCATATCAAAGGAGAGAGTATGCTGTAAGATTTCAGAACTAACCTTACCTCCTGCACCCATAGACTTTTGAGGTGCTATTAGCTGACCCTCGTTTGTAACTTTTAAAACAGTCTCTAGCCAAGCGTCATCTGCACTTTGTATTATCATGACTCATCTCTTTCATACGAACCTATTAAACTAGCATACCCACATATATCGACAAAGTTATCTCTCTTAAACCGGTCACGCCCGTTCCTGGATACTTTAAGAAGTATCATCATCATACCTACATCATGTACAGTAATTGGGGTATGCAAATAAATAGACCATAAATTTGCAATATTCTCAAAGGACTGCTGTGGCTCGCCATATGCTTTAGCGCGGTCACCGTTTATAAGCTCAGCAGCTTCGTGAAGAAGTTCAGCAGCACGTTCACGAGTAATCATTCTACTAGATCCTTTAAATCTGGTGCAACCCAACCATCAGGCTTGCGCACATCCGCAGCATAGCCACGAGCAGTCTGCCCACGAACTTTCTGCATGTTAGCTTCATGCACACGCCGAAAGCCTTCTTCAAAGCGTTGCAAGCCCATCTTAGTAGCTAAACCCATGAGAACATAGACAGCATCGATGATGCCATCAAACTTATCCTCTATTGTTTTTGCTTGGAAGATCTCTTCTATTTCCTCGTAGACATGATCTAGGATCTCGGCTTCCCTAGCTTCTGGAAGGATCCTTGGTGTAAGGCTAACTTCCTCAAAGAAGAACTTTAGCTGAAAGTCTTTAACTTTATTATACATTAACAACCTCCTAGTGATTAGTAGAGGGCTCCTGTCACAAAGCCCTCCGTTAACCACTAAGTTTAGGACTCAGCGGCTTCCTCTTCCAGCTCATCAACTGGCTCTTCGTAAGAGTCATCTTCATCACTGAGAAGTTCCTCAGTAACAATCTTGCGAGTCTTCTTGGAACCTGGGTTCTTGACTGGTGCACGCTTGAAGACGTTGGCCATGAGTTCGCCCGTGATCGGATCCGTAATGTTCTCGGCCCTTGATGCACGGCTACCGCCACGTGCCTTACCACCAGATGCATCCTTGGTCTGCACTAAGATGTGAGATGGCAGTTTCCCAAGCATCATCCGGTAATAGGCGACGAAACCAGGAATGACGGACTTGTCTTTGGCACGGGGTGAGAACCTGGTCAGATCGCTTTCGATCAGGTCCATGATCTGGTCTTCAGTAACCACTGTCTGATTTGTACCAACTTCCCAAGTAGCCAAGAGAATGGCACCGGCCTGTGATGGTACTTGAGCAATCAGCTTGTCAAGTGCTTCCTTTGTCATCTTCTCACCAAACTTATAGCTGTACATAGCATTTTTCCTATCATTGTTTGAGTTGCACACGCCCTTCTTGAGCGTATGTGTTTATTATAAGCCCTTAAATTTCTCTTGTATACAGCCAATTTCGCATAGCAGCCATGCAAAAAAGGCATAGCTGGGGCAGTATAGAAATGAGCCAGTCGTGTTTGTGATAGCTGGTGCTCGTGAGATGCGATATTATCTATTTACAAGAGATAAAAAACAGTATATAATAGAACTTCATCTGTCACACAAGGATCATTTATGTCAAATCCTCTGGTTAAACCTGTTGAGGCTGAAAACCAGCTAATTTTATCTGCTCTAAAGGCAACGGTTAAGGAGGGTGAAGCTAACAGATACATAGGTTTCTGCCCAGTCCATGAGACTTTAAACAGCAATCCTTCATTATTAATCTATGAGAATACCAGCGGCTATCTAGGTTTTAGCTGCTTGTCTCGGCACTGTAAGCACAATGATATTGTCGCTGCCATCAAGGATAAGTTTGGTATCACTGTCCCTTACCCCGCAAAGAAACTCGACACTGGTGGACAGGTAAATATAATTGTTAACTATCCAGCTCATGACTCCTCATTGCCCCTTAAGTACCGTAAACCTGAGGACATAATCTATGAGTACTATACCGAGACTGGAGAGATAGCTTTCCTAGTCCAGCGTTATGAGTCTATGGAAAAGGGTAAATTAGTCAAACAAATACGACCCTTTTTTAGCAAAACTTTTATAAATGACGAAGGTCTAGCTCAGAAAGATTGGGATGCACTTAATCCACCCAAGCATGGTCGGCCTATGTACAATCTTTTTAATATTCAAAAAGACCAGACTAAGCCGATGCTTATAGTAGAAGGTGAGAAAACTGCTGTTGCGGCTATGAAAATACCCGAGCTTAAGCAGTTTATTATAACAACATGGTCAGGTGGTACATCTTATTTAAAAGCTACAGACTGGAAGCCTTTAGTAGATAGGGATACGTCTATATACTTGTGGCCAGATGCTGACGACGCTGGCTTTAAAGCTATGAAAGATATAGCCGCAAGACTTACTCAAGGATTTAATGATAATAGGTTCTTTATTCTTGATTATAATAAGCTCGGTGTCCATCAGGTTGAGAAGGGCTGGGACTTAGCGGATGAAGCTGCTGGGCCCGAGAACCAGTACTCAATAGAAGAGATGTTAGCAGGTTTCCAGCCTTACAAGACCGATGATACGCTTGCAATTGGTACGCTTGAAGAAGAAATCGCACAGTTAAATAAAGATTTGAGTTTGCTCAATATGGCAGGCTCTATTTATTATGTGGCCTTAGGCAAATCAACGGATAGCTTAGTGCTACCGTATGTGTTTTGGAATAGCCTTGCGTCTTTAAAGGCTGAGAGGAATAAACAAGTGCTCATTGAGATGGGTGATAAGACTAAGAGAGTTAGTTCAGTTGCTGAGTGGGCTGCAAACCCAACCAAAGAAGCCTTCATTGGTTTAGCCTTCAGGCCAGACAAGGATACTATAGTAGAGACTCCAATGGGTAGGAAGATAAACCTATTCACTGGGTTCCCTAATTTTGGTACAGATCGCAATGATATTCTTGTTGATTTGTTTAATCAGTATATGGAAAAGATCGTAGCTAACCCAATGGAGCGGACCTGGTTACTAGATCAGATGCGCTTGTCCCTTCAACAACCCGCGGTTAAGCCAGGCAATGCAATTATTCTAATAGGCAGGCAAGGCTCAGGCAAGAGCACGTACTACCGGACTTGGGCCTCGGTTCTAGGCTCTAGTAATGCCAAGTACATGGGTGAAGGGTTATCCGGCTTTAACGATGTCATGGCACGCAGTATTTTGATGGGCTGGGATGAGTTCGAAATTGATCACAAGCGCGATGTCAAAGCATACAATACTCTTAAAACCTGGATTACAGAACCTAAAATCTCCATCAATCCAAAAGGATTACCAGCATTCGAAGTCGAGTCCTTCCATAGGTTTGTGCTAACATCCAATAATATCAATGCTATAACCTTGCCTCCAGAAGATAGACGTTTCTTTGTATGCTCCATTGAGCCAGACCTAATAGGCAATAAGGCATTCTTCACTAAGCTTTATTCTATCATAGATCCAACACATACCTATGCAGCCAAGATGGAAGAGCCAGTTAGGCTAGCAGCTATGGCAGGCTTTGCCCATTGGTTAAGAACAACGAAGATAACAACTGAAGTAATGGAAGTTCCCTCGACCCTTATGAAGCAGGAGACAGCGACGTCATCGAATAAGCTTGTTGAAGTATTCAGACAGATGTATGCTGAAAGACAATTGCCTAAATTCATAGCTGATCTAATAATGCCTGATGAAGCTGTAGGCTTTGGAGCTAGGCCAATTAAGATACCTCAGCCTGAGTTTAGAGATGCTTTTGGTAAAATGTATGGCAAACATTATACAACAGGTAACATTTACTTTAAACCAGTGAATAGTTATTTCCAAGAGTATGCTAATGATGAAAAAACGACTAAGTTATATCATATGACTTTACCGGATGGGCGCGGTGGTTCAATATATGCAAAGCGTAAGTGCTATGTTCTTTGGCCTATTGATGAAGGCAGAGCGAAGATCGACCTTATCGAAGGAGTCAAGCTTCTTTGGCCACAAGGTGATGAAGTTCTCGAAGTCGAGTCCGGCAAAAGCAATGTCATCGATATAAATACAAGAGATGAATTGTTTTAACTGAACGCAATGTGACCGTACATTAACCGTAATCTTGGTGTATAATGAATAGGTTAAGTAAGAAAACCAAGAGGTTAATATGACATTAGAACAAACAATAAGATATGCTAAAGATGACCTTAAGAAGGGTCAATCGTACTTTTATTACAAAACCACCAATGGCCAATGGATGTTCGCATCTTTGCCCTTTGCCAATCTCAATGGCTTAGTAGGAGCGACTTCCTATGAAGCGGCTAACGGAGACTACTTCGAATTGAAGTCCTTGCCCACTAACAAAAACCCCAAACCACTTTGTCAGGTAGGAGATTTAGGATGAACATCTCAATCCACTCTACCAAGAACGAAAAACAAATCCGTTCATCTATAGTAGCTGTCACTGGCAGTGATGGCGAACGATGGATTTCAATAGACTTCAATATCAAGTGGGATAATGTGAGGGATGAAATTAGCTTTTTCCTACCAATCTCAGACGAAGCCACGGTTAGGCAAATATCCAAGCTGTGGAACACATTATCAGTAGCAGCCAAATCGGCTGGGAAGGAGTAATGAGATGTTAAAAGCTGATACAATAAAGACTGTTCTTATCACTGTAGTAGTTACTACATTAGTATTGATTATCTATAATTTTATTTTTTCGCATGATACATCTTTCGTTTGCCATGAGTCATATGGCTTAACATTTTGTAGTTAAGGGAACAGATAAATGGTTAATGTCACCCCAGAAGTATACCAATGCATGGCTATAGCCAAGGCTATGAAGGTCTGGCGCTTATACAAAATCAAAGTCAATCGGGATTATACGCCCAAGAACATGTTGGCTATGGCCAATAAGCTCACAAACAAGAATTTTCGACCTTGTCACTTTGAGCGAGCTGAATGGGCCTTGATTGATCGGGCTTTAGAACTTCAACAGGAGAATGTTCATGCCTCTAACCTTTGAACAATGGAAAGCTAAGCTAGATGCTATTGTCATCGAACAAACAGGTATGCCCTGCGATGCCTTCGAAGACTGGTACTTTATGCGGAGCTACAAAGAAGGGTTAAGCCCAAACGCAGCAGCTAAAGCTTTCCTTAAATACATTTATGCAAACATGTGAGGTTATTAAGATGTTAACTAAAGACAAAATCACTATCCCTTTCGGAGACTTAACTTTTAAGAATTGGCAAATCATCGCTCGGAACTATCTGGAAATAATGAAGGGAGAAGTACTCGGAGCCGAAGCCCTTCATGAAGGCTGGTATGAGTCAGGTTTAAGCCCTTATGAAGCAGCCGAGCTCGCTTTTAACCATGAACTGGAGTCTATGGAATCTGATGCAGTTGAGAAGCAAGAGGCCGAATACGACGGAACTTTAGACTTTAATGAAGCTCATAGTCTGAAGCCAGACTAAGGACCATTGGGTTCTAAGAGGCTCAGCGGAAGCACCAGCGAGAAATCGTTGGTGCTTTTTTAATAGTTATATTATAGTCATTAATAATTCTATTATATTCATTATTTGCCCTGGAGTCTAGGTTCTGGGACCTGGGTTCATAGTAGTTACGTCTTGATTTTGGTAGTTACCAGCTAGGCTCTGGGACCAAACCTTTTATTGAATGAAATCAACTACTTAGGAGATATTTTTACCGAAAGTAACTACGATTGAATTTTAGTTACTAATTGTTACTTTTCTTTACAGAAAAAAAAGTGAGTAAAATCAACTACTTAGGAGATTTAAGAAACATGTGTAACTAAAGTCGACCGCCGGACCTCAAAATTCTTTATATGTATAAATCTGTATTTTGGCATATTTGATTATGTCTTTACTTTATTTTATTAGTTACTTAGTTACTTTAGTTACTAAATTAAAATAATATAATAAAAACAAGCACTTAGAGGCTTTTGCATAGGTAACTAGGGCAGTAACTGTATTTTCCAGTAGTTACACTTTAGATCCTAGGTTCTAGGCTCTAGGGCAAATAAAAAAGGCCCATACGATTCCTCGCATGAGCCTTTAATCTAGGTTCTGGACTTAATTATGGGTTGATAACTTCTTCGATCATCACGATTCTATTCTCGATATCGTCTAATTTAGTCTCCAGATCCTGGAGCCTAGAGTCTAGGTCCTGGAATGTATCTCGAAGGATTGCTGCGAGTGCAAGCATCGAGGCAAATCCAAAGAGAATAAAGATTATCCACATGGTATTAGTCATTTATTAGTCCTTCTCACAGAGCCACTCAATGAAGAGTGAGATTAGAACAAAGATTATAAGTAAGTAGATGCTGTTGGCTAGGTTCATGAACCCTCCATTGAAAAATTAAAAAAATAGTACCTAGGACATTACTATCCTAGGTACTAGTTTCTAGTTTCTAGTCTTCATCATCAATTAGATATTCTTCATCATCACTTTCAGTAACTACATTAGTTACAATCACATGAGCTTCATTCATTAACTTCTTTTTGTAATAAGCAAAAGTTGTGTGATACTTATCAGGATCTTGAGTAGTGGTCCAAAGTCTATTCTCAACACACTTAGCTAGAAGATCACTTCCACTAATCCCTTCAAAGTCTTCATCTTTAGATAAGATAAAGAGTTGCTTAATGATAGCTTTACAAGTTGGATTGAAGAGGCCAATGTTAAGCTTCTTGACAGCTTCTCTATCAATAGAGAACAATGTTACTTTTGACATTTTTATTTAACTTTCTATTTGTTTGAATGTGATCATTCACATTCAATAAATATAATATATCATCTTTAAATATTAAAGTACAATGCTTTTTTAACATAGGAGCTATGTTCTTTAATCATAGCTCACGCCATACTTTTGCCACAATTTGGGCCTATTGCCCCCCCACCCACCCACCCTTAATCTCATAGGACCCAGACCCCGGCGGAAAGCAAATTGAGGGCCATCATAGCCTACGGCGCGCGGAATTCCACACATTTACTTGATGCGTCACATCACGGAGATTCTTGAGCTTATTATCTGTCCTAATACGGTTTTCATGATCTATCTCATATTCAGGCCACTTGTTATGTACAATACGCCATATGAACCTACCTGCTGGGTATGAATAACCATGAAGAGTAATCGTTATATAGCCATGTACATTAGGCTTCTTACTGCCTA